ATTGTCGTTGCTCTTGGAACGTAGGTGCTTCAACTTCAAACTTGGCAAAGTCTGGTGCTGTGTTACTTAAAAATTGTCCTATTGATTGTCCTGTTCCCAAAGCATCATCAAACGAGCTTTCAAAGTTCTGATCGGCTATTGTAAAGTTAGAACCATTATCAAATGTTAATTCTTGTTGTTCTTCTTGTGTTTCTTGTTGTTGTTCGGCCACCTCAAAAGCAGACACGACTGCTTCTGTGCTAGAAGCAATAAATCTTATGCTTTCATTTTCTCCATCTTTTTCCTCTTTTTTCTCTTTAAAAAACTTTTCTTCATCTTCTTCATACTCTTCATCAAACTCTTCGGAAACTTCTTCTTCGTGTTCTTCTATTGCTTCCCGTTCAAAATCTTCTAACTCTTCTGCATATATTTCATTCTCTTCAACAGGTTCCCATTCTTCTTCAACAAATATTTCTATACCTATTGTTTCTTCTAATATATAAATTTCGTGGTCTGTAAGGTTTTGTGCTATTAGTTGTGTTTCTTCTCTGGCCTCTACTTCATAAAATTCTTCTTCGTATAGTTCTTCCCAGTAAGGCTCTTCTTGTTCTTGAGCATAAGTGCCCATACTTTCATCTGTTTCAGTCCCGTACTCTTCTTGTGTTGTATCTCCTACACACCCGTTTTCAAAACAAGGGTCATTAGGATCTAAGTATTCATCATCATATCCATAATCTGTATATTCCTCGTTTCCATATTCATCATAGCCATCATCATAGCCATACTGATTCTCATCTGTTCCATATATAGCATCTTCTAATGCCTGTTCTTGCGCCAAAGCAGCCGAGTAACCATCACATCCACTAGAATAAAATACATCTAAATCACATTCGTATACTAATTTAGCGGCTGCATAACCAGTACAACTTTCGTCATACAAGGTATTAAGCCCACATTGCTGGACTAAGTAAGCTGCTGCATACCCGGTACACTCTGAGTTGTATAGTGAATCAATAGCACATTGTTGAGCTAAGTATGCCGCCGCGTATCCTGAGCATGTACTAGCGTATAAAGCATTAATAGCACACATTTGAGCTTCTGTTCCTGAGTATAGTGAACCCCCATTTTCTATATCAGGGCCACCGTATCCAGCTAAGTATGCATCTAATGTAGCGTAACCACTTTGACCATCATTGTAGTATAAGAATGTTTTTGTATCTGTCGGGGTAGTAGAGTGTTTCCCTTGCTCACCTATAACGACATCATGGTTAATAATATCTAATTCTCTGTATCTGTATTCAAATGAATTGTTTGCATAGAGAATTGCTTCAAAACTATTACTGGAACTTCTTTGAAATTCTCTTAGGTAATACCAGCCAAAGACAGCATAGTCTCCGAAGTCTTTAAACAACATCTTAGAAGTTTGGCCGCCTGACGCGGTGCCCCTGATTAAATCAGTCCATAGAGGATATAAGGTATAGTCTCTGTAAGGTAAGGATTGTGGGGTGTAATCTGAACAGTTAGATGAATTACCGCCAGCCGATCCACTTCTAAGGTTGACACAACCATTAGTAGACATTCTGGCGTGTGACCAAGTTTGCCCCCAACGATCCCATTCCATACCCAGAGATACTTGACTTGAATATTGATCGTCACCAGAGTTTAGATTGGTAGTACCGGACATGTTATAGAGGTCTATAAGGTCTTGCCCGCCCTCATAGAGGTATACACCACTGTTATAACAATTTGAATTGTTAGTGCAAGCGCCGTTATTGTCTGCTATTGCATTAGTAGTAAACAGAAGCCCTAG